TCCCAGTCCAAGCGGTACATGTCCCGCAACAAGAGCAAGAATACCAAGCACCAACAGCGCCCCGCTGATAAGCGCTGTTACAATACCCAATGGCCCTTGGAGTTTTTCTTTTATGTAATCCCAATTGATCGCAACTGCGGCTATACTTGCGCCGGCAATCATCATCGGAATACCAATTGCAGGATGTCCGGAAAACGTAAGCACAGCGCCAATTCCAAAAAGAGCGCCACCGAGCAGCACACTAATGGCCTGAATCTGCCCACCAAGCTTGTCCTTCAGCGTCGTCCACACCACGGTCACGGCACTGAACTCTGTAGACAGCGCTGCAATCATCAACCCGATGCCAAGTCCGATATGCCCGGAGCTGAATGCCAACACCGCGCCCACGGCCAGCCCGCCGCCCAGCGCCGCCTCTATCGCGCCAACCACCAGTTTGATCTTATCCGGTATGCCATTCCAGTTGGCAAAGATCGCGCTGGCCATCGTCACCGCGCCAGTGGCGATCAGCGCCAAGCCCAGCGGCACGTTTGCCCCGGAGAGCGCCAGTAGCGCGCCCACAGCCAGCTCCGCCGCGCCGACGATCATCGTGATCCTCGAAAGGGAATCCTGTAGCGCCGTTTCAATCGCGTTTCCAAAACCTTGGAAACCACTGGACAGCGGACGTTCTTCAAACATATATTCATATCCACTGCTATATGGAGAAGAACCTGATGCGTCATGCCCTGCTATAGTTTTCTTTTGAAGTTTGTTGATTTCATCAAACCCCATAATGGTGCGCTTGATTTCATCTGTAGCTTCTTGTGCTTCTTTGCTTGTATCTTTGAAAGTATCCCCCCATGTTTGTTTATACTTTTTGGCGACCGTATATGTTTCGGCTCCACTTATTGCGGCAAAGAACTGATTGAACCAGTTCAACACTTCAACAACTTTATCTATAATAAAGTCCAATGTAGGTGCGAGCGCATTTACAAGCGACGCAACCATAGAAACAATGCTGTTTCTAAGGTAGAGAAACGCCGTGTTGATTTTGTCCATACTGTTAGCAAAATCGGTACCGGACAGTTTACTCCACCCATACAAATTTTTGTACGATTGGGTAATTTCTTTTAATAACGCTCTAATCAATCTATATTTGGCAATTCGGGCTATTTGCTGGCCAAGCCCTATAATGCCCTTGCCAACGTTCAATAGTGCGGTGCCTATACTGTTTCCAAGATATTTCCCGGTTTGAATCGCTGTATTGCCAACATTCCAAAGAGCGTTGTTGAAATGGTTGAACGTAGTCTCAGAGTTGTTAACAAACTCAGTTTCTATTATGTCTGTAGCGCTTGAAGCTGAATTTCCAAGATCGTCATAGGCCCGCGCCGCGTCTCGGATCTCATCGGCTTCAAACGGTCCTTCCTGTCCGCCGCCGACGCTCCCGGTCAGCATACGCACGGATTCTCCAGCCTGCGCCGCACTGTCCGCAAAGTCCGTGAATATCGGCGGGACACCGCCACCCAGCGCCGCCCGGAACTCCCGATATGCCGATGTTGCGTCCCGGATGCTGTCAGCCGTGTACCTGAAAACGGTCATCGCAGAATCCGAGAACTGCGTCTCAATAGACGCACCGCCTCCGGCCAACGCCGCAGCATATTCCCGGTACGCCGTAGTCGCATCCCGTATGCTGTCAGCCGTATACCTGAAAACGGTCATCGCAGAATCCGAGAACTGCGTCTCAATAGACGCACCGCCTCCGGCCAACGCCGCAGCATATTCCCGGTACGCCGTAGTCGCATCCCGTATGCTGTCAGCCGTATACTTGAACACGGTCATCGCGCCATAGACTGCCATGTTGCCAAAGCTCGGCTCAGATGCGCCCATGCCGCCCAGTGCCGCGCTCTCGCTCACCCTTTCGCTGGTATGCAGCGGCCCGCTGACCTCCCCGGCCAGCGTGTCCCGTATCGCCCCCAGCCTGCTCACGTCCGAATCCTTGATGCCGCCCAGCGCGTCATTGGTCTGCTTGATGCCGTCCGCCAGCCCGCTCAAACCCTTGCCGCCGGTCTGGCCGCTGACAGCCTTCATCACGCTCGCCAGATTCTTTCCGGCGCCCTTCAGATTGTCAAGGTTCCCAACCTTGGAAAGCGCGTCCAGCCCGCCTGCCAGCCGCGCCAGTTTCCGCCCGGCCTCCGTATCCAGCCCCTTGGCAGCCTCCGCGATCTCGGCGATCCCCTTGGCAAACCTGCTGAAATTGGAAGCAGAAGTAACCGCATCTTTCAACGCGGTGAGTTTATCTATGACTTTTTGTATCGAATCTTCCGCGCTCTTTGTGCTTGCGGTCAACTCAATGGAAAGCGAATCAACAGTTTCCGCCATGACTCTCAACCCCCCTTTGCTTCCAATTCACCTTCCCCAAAGCCTTCCCCCGTTGGGGAAGGTGGCAGCCGCTTAGCGGCTGACGGAAGAGGTCCTCCCTTCACGCCCCGCTTCGCGCCTCTGCCCCGATTGAAGAGGCTCCCGCCTCATCGTCCGCCTCTTCCTGTTCCCTGTTCCCTGTTCCCTGTTCCCTTTTTTTCAAATTCTCCGCGCTCTCCCGCTTGAACATCTCCAGCATCCGCTCCATGCGCTGCTTCTGCTGAATCTGCTTGCGCTCTTCCGCTTCCTTCGCGGTCAGCGGATACGGCTCCTCAGAATACTTCCCGGGCTCCACCTTGCCCTTGCCAAAGGCCGCCCGCATCACAGGCGCCACCTTCAAAAGCGCCTCATAGATGTAACTGCCCTGCCACCACATCTCCCAGTTCCGGTATTGCTTCCTCTGTTCCCACGCCAGCCGGTACGACCGGTGCACCTTCGTGTTGCAGTGCCAGAACTGATTCCACGTCATCCCCATCGCCATGTATGCGGGGCAGATATTCATAAACATCTCCGCTAAACTTATGGGAGTGACAGGCATCTCCCCTTCGTCACTCCCATCTCCAGCGTCAACCGTCGGCCCTTCCCTTACAGGGTCGCCGTCCAATCCACGTTTCCCTCGTCGTCCTCGTCGGGCAGCAGGTACTCCAGCGTGTTGTTGTACATCTCGGTCAGCTTCTTCAGCAGCTCCTCGCGCCGCTTCATCTGCTTGAACAGCTTCTCGGGAATGCCGTCGCCCACCGCCTTGCGATGGTGCGCCAGGAACGCGCCTGCCCAGAGCTGCTCAAGCCGGGTCGCGGGCAAATCGCCGATCTCGTTGATCTTGAAGCCGTTGGCTTCCATCCGCTTGATCGTGTCGGGCGTATACTCCAGGCAATACGCCTTGCCGTTGTACTCGAACTCAATCATGTTGGCCTTCTGAATATCGCTCATCTTTTGATCTCCCTTCCTTTTTCTCGCCATTGTGTTTATCACTCCGTCGATGTGTCGTGGTTTTTATAGAACAGGGGCAAAGGCAAATCATCCCTTGCCCCAAATGACTGTAGACTGTCGCGTTCTCACGAATCGCGTCCAATCCCCATGTAGCGGCGGCTATCAGCCGCCACCGGTCCCCCGGCTTACTCAGCTCACCAGCACAAAGCCCTCGGTCATGGTCAGCGTCACCGTCATGTCCACGACCTCGTTGATGCCCTTGCCCGGAATTCCGGCGCGGACATAGCCCTTGCCCTCGAACTTGCCCATGCTGCCGTCGGGGGTGTAGGTGCTGCCGCTCTTGGTATAGCCGAACCACACCGCCAGGTTCAGCTCCTTGCCCTCCAGCGCCTGAATCTTGGCATAGTCGGCGGGGTTGTAGTTGCAGGTGAAACTCTTCTGATCGTTGCCGATGATGCCCTCGATGTAGGTGCGCTGGGCGTCAGAAGTGGTCGTCTTTTCCAGGGCCTCCACGGTTCCAATGAGGTCCGGGAAGTCCTTGATCTCGATCAGCTGCTCCCATGTCAGTGTGCCGCTGCCGGTCCCCTGCATCAATGTCGCCTGAAAGGTATTGATCGCCTGAGACATATCTATCTACCTCCTGTATATGATCAAATCGTCGCTGACCACCGCCCGGTATCGTCCAACCATGCGGTAGATCGTCGCGTCGTTCATGTTCTGTATGGGCTGCACGGTGATCCGCTCAAACCCATACTGCTGAAGCAGTGTGTCGATGGTGTCCATGATGGCCTTCGCCTGGTTCTTCTTGCCCCGGGTCAGGTTGCTGTACACGTTCACCTCGTACATCACTTCCGCGTACTGCTCAACCGGTCGGTTGGTCCGGGCGGGCAGATACGTCGCGTTGTCCATCTCCACAAAGGAAACCGATGGAAACCCGGCGGGCGCGGGCACGTATTCGCCGTACACGGTGATGCCCTTGTAGGTGCTTCTCAGCACCCCGGCAATCTCCGTTAAAAGCGGAGATTCGAGGTCGATCATCCGCCGAACACCCCCTTTGCCGCCTGCTCCACCATCGCCCGCAGGCTCTTCGCCGTGTGGTACATCGCCGCGCTGGGCGCGTTGCCGTAGGTGTGCACTCCGCTTTTCCCGGCTGCGCTCTTTGGCAGATACCATCCGTTTGGGTCCATCGCGTGAACCTGTCCGGGATAGGTGCCCGGTCCATAGCCCATCGGGTCAGGATGTCCGCCGCCCAGATACACGCCCGCGCCAAACTCCACGAAAAGAACCGTCTGTCCGCTGGCCACGATGGCGTATTTCCCGGGCCCATGCTCCTCCACCGTCACCTTTTCATCCCGCGGCCCGGTATACCGGGTCCCCGCGTAGGTCACGGTCACGGCCTCAGCGCCGGCGTCCGCCAGCGCCTTCACCAGCGCGTCTGCCTTGGCCTTCAGGCTCTTCTTGTAGTCCTCCAGCCCCTTGATGATGTCGTCGATGCTGCCGTTCATGTCACGTCACCGTCACCTTGTCCACGGCCAGCACCACGCCGCCGAACTTCGGCAAACTCGGTGCCTTCTTCCGCACGATGTAGTTGTGCGGCGTCACCGGCTCCCCGTTCTCGTTCAGCGTCAGGTGCCCGTCCGCGTCCAGCTCCGGCACTACGTCGATCCACAGCACCGCGTACTCGTCAATCGGCGTGTCAATCGGCAGCGGCCCGATCACCCGGTCATACAGGTCGTCGTCGCCAAACTGCCGGGAAACCACTTCGCCCTTGGCCGGGGAGATGTTCCCGCTCGTCCTCACGGGGTCGCCGTAGGTGGCATACTGCTTGTCGATGTTGCCGTACTCATCCCTGCCCTCGGAGGTCTCGTCATACAGCGCATACCAGAAAACCTGCTTGTTGCGGTTCGCGCCTCTCATCCGCCATCACCGCCATCTATGCCTTCCCCTTCAGGGGAAGGTGGCACGGCGCCAGCCGTGACGGATGAGGTCGTTCCCCACCTGGTCCCACCCCGCAGCACCCCCGCCACCGATATCACATGGCTTCGTATGTACTCCACCATGTCGCTGTAGTTGAAGTGCCGATGGATGCCGTTCTCAATGGAGAGCACCTGCCCCTCGACGCCGCTCTGGGTGTAGCCGTTGATGACCGCCTGCACCTGCGTCATCTCGTACTCCGCAGGCACCGCCTCCGGCGCGTTCTCCGGGTTCGCGTTGGAATACCGCCACCCCAGGATTTCCTGCGTCGCCATGTCCAGGTAGGTCGTAATCAGCGCGTCCTCCGAAGTGTCGGTGCTGTCAATGCGCAGAATCGCCTTGACCATCGCCAACTTCGCTTCAGATGTCATACGGCCCACCTCCTCTGGCTCACTTCTTCGCGGGGCGTCCCGCCTTCTTGACCGGGGCCGCGGCCTTTGCCGCCGGTTCCGGTTCCTTCTCAACAGCCTCTTTCATGGGCTGATCCTCCACAGGGAGAATCAGCCCAATCACGCGGCCATGAGGCGTCTGCATCACAGCCATGTGCTCACCTCATCAGGCGCCGATGGCCGTCGCCGCGCGGTGCAGGTAGATGCCGTTCACCTTGTTGTCCATCACGAACACGTCCCAATAGGCACGGTACTGGAAGGACCAGGCGTCGGCAGCCTGATACTCGTCGGGCGTGAAGATGCGCGGCAGCACATGCTTCATCACCTTCAGCACAGCGGCGGGATGCACCACCATGAAGTTGATGCCGTAGCCGGTGGTCGGGGTGCCGATGTAGCCGCCCGCGGTCTGTCCGGCAGTCGTGCCGTCGTACTGGGTGATCGCGGTGTAAAAGCGGGTCTGCGGCACGCGGATTACGCGCATGCCGTTGTAGGCCTCCACGCCGTTGTAGATGGCGCGTTCACCGTTCTCGGTGAAGCGGGCGATCTTCTCCTTCAGGCCCTGATAGGCAGTCTCGCTGACAAACAGGATGCGGCCCTCCTCGGGCACCTCCGCCTCGTTCATCGCCTTGGTGGCGGTGTCGATCAGGTTGGGCACGTCCGTGGTGCCGGGGGTGATGTCCGCGTTGGCGCTGTTGCCCGCCTTGCCGCTCAGGGTAGCGAAGGTATAGGCGTCAACCTCGGGCACGACCTTCGTGCGGATGAACTCACCGGCCAGCGTGCCGAACGCCAGGTCCAGGGTCTCCTCGTTGTCCATGCGGTCGATCTGGAACGCACGACCACGGTCCTGGGACAGGGTCAGGGTCTCCCAAACGCCGGTCGCGCCGCCGGCCACAAAGCCGGTGTTGCGGCCATAGTCGGCCAGGCCGTCCATGTCGGTCTTGTAGACCTTCACGGCGTTGCCGCCGACGAACTGGACGCTGGGATTGTCCAGGATGGCGGTGCGGGAGCTATACTTGTATACCTCGTCCAGAAAGGGCAGGTATCGCTGCGCAAGAGTAATGCTGTTCGCAAAGGGCATATCTCATTTCCTCCTTCTTCTATGGTCACTTGGTGGGGATGGGCGGAAGCCCGAAAATCCGGCGAAGGTTCGCCTGATCCTGCTTCTTGGCATCCTCTGTCTGTACGTCGCTCGCCGGAGGCTTCGGCGTCTCGGCCAGATACTTCGATTTCAGGTTCTTCTCAAAGGCCTCGTCGCGCTGCTTCAAAACCTTGAAGAACGTCTCTGCGTCGCCGTCCGCAAACGCCTCGGCGGCCTCCTTGGCCAGCGCCTCGCTATAAGACCCCAGCCCCATGAACCGGGTCTGGTGACTGCCCACGGTTTTCTCCCGGCGCAGCGTTTTGAGCTCTTCGTCCTTGGCTTCGATCTCCGCAAGGCGCTCCGCCTCACGGGCCTCGGCCTCGGCCTGGCGCTCCGCTTCCTTGGCCTGCTGCTCGCTCATGTACTTGCGCATCTCCTTGCGCAGGTTGCCGTTCTCGGTGGTCAGCTTGTCGCGCTCACGCTTCCATGCCGCCTCCTGGGGTGTCAGTTTGGTCGGCTTTGCGGCATTCTTTGCCGCCGGCGTGGGGTCAGGCTTCCCAGCGGGTTTGGCTTCGGCAACACTGTTCTCAGCCGCGGCCTCCGTCTCTGCGCCCGGTTCCTGTGCGCTTGCTTCCTGAGCGGGCGGCTCGTAGCTGTCCAGCAGGGCCAGCTTCTCCTCCGCGCTCATGTCCTCCCGATAACCCTCCATCGTGCTCCAGTCGATGTTCATTGCCTTCTCCTCCTCGTTATTGCGAAATTTGTACCCCGCCTTTCTCTGGCGGCTTGCGCTTTATAGGTCATCTCCGACCATCTCAAACGGCCCTCGCCGTCTAAAATCACTCTCAAAGCCTTCCCCTTTGGGGAAGGTGTCGCGCCGCTTCGCGGCGTGACGGATGAGGTCCCCGCCGCAGCGGACACCGTTTCCCCCAAAAACCACAAAATGCGAGCCAGACCTACCCACTCGTAAGTCCAACTCGCATCATGTAAATCCAATGGATCTATTCAGTTTTGTAGCGGCGACTATCAGTCGCCATTCCCCCGTAGCGGAGGCAGTCTGCCGCCACTGCTACCTTCACAAAGTCGCGGGTGGGGATTTCCACCCCACATGCCTGCAATTATCTTCAGGCCCCAATTGGTGCGTCTACTGCGCAGCGGAAGGGAAGCACCGCGCCGCTTCATGCGCCGATGGGAAAGCGCAATCGCGTATATTCCGCCACCGCGACGGTATTCCATCGTTTCCCAAAGCCTTCCCCTTTGGGGAAGGTGGATTTTGAAGGTGACATTTATGTCTCTGTCAAAAGACGGATGAGGTCCCCTTACGTTGCGTTTCGCGCATCTGTTGCGCTTTTCCGCCTCTTCCATTCCTCCATGTCAACCCAATCCAACCGGCACCTGCAATGCCAATGCGCCGGCCATTCAGGCAACATCTCTATCGGATAAAACTGCTCGTGCCTCGGCCTGCAAACCTTGCAGACCTTCTCGTCGTCCTCCGTAATCCACACCAGCACATCCGCCCCGGCCCGCTTAAAGGCCGTCACCCGCGCCTGCGCCGTGATGTTGTCGGCATACTGCCGCACCTGGTTTGCCAGCACGTCCAGCCCGCGCTTCAGGTTCCGGCGCATCTCCTGGTTGCCGTGCTCGGTGGCGATGATGCTCTCAAACAGCCGGTCCCGCTTCCTGATCCACTCCCGGTCATACACGAAATCGCTCACCGGGTCGTAGGCCCTCAGCATCCCTGCCACGAACTTCTCTGCGTCAAACGCGCCGCCGTCCGTCCCGGCATCCGCGCTGGCATCCATGTAAGCCTTCCGGGCCACCCCGCGGTATTCTCTGCGAATCACCCGGTCCATCCGTTCATACATGGCGTTGACCCGCTTCCGGGTTTCCATCACGTTCATTTCATCGAACCCGATCTCGGTGCTCAGGTTCTGAAACTCCCGCGACATGGCGTTCAGCATCACCATCAGCGCCCGGTCCGCGTGCCGGAAGATGTCAACACTCACAGCCTGTCCCCTCCGTAGCGGCGACTATCAGTCGCCACCGTACCCCTGCTGCTATCACCCATCCTTCCGCAAGGCCACCTTGCTCTGCGCTCCGCCCTGCGGTCGATACGCCTTCACATCCGCCCCATTGTTGTTCAGATGCCGCGCCATGTTCAGGCAATCGTCCGAACAATATTTCTTCCGGCCATCCGGCAGCGGCTTACCGCACAACGCACACCGCAAATTCCGCTCGTCGCCGCCCTTCTCGCCGCCGTCCTTCACCGTTTCCTCGTCCTCGGTGATCTCCGTCATCTCGGCATCCTCCGGCGGCACGTCCTCTGGATTTCCACCGCCAGTTCCGGCAGCCGGATTGGCGTTCATCGGAATGGGCGCCCACTTCTCCAGATATTTCTCGCTCTGCTTGTACACGTCCATCGGGTCGTTGAACAGCCCACTGGTCGCAATGGCGATCTCCGGATGGATGCCCGCCTGGAGCAGAGAACTCAGCGCCTGGCACTTGCTCTGAAGGTTGTCGTGCTGCCGCCTCGTGAATTTGCATTCGATGCTGGACAGCTTCAGGTCGATATCCGGGCGCGTATCGCCCATGATCCTCAGCACCAGCCGCAGGAACTCCCGCTCGCTCTTGCGATACAGCTTCTCCGTCTGCTGAGCCCTCGCCTCGCACTGCTGCCAGCCGTCGCGCAGCAGCACCGCCGCGCCCGTGTCGCTTGTACTGCCGCCGCCCTTGGTGGTCGTCGGCAATCCGCAGATGTACAATACCTGGTCGTACAGGTAATCCACCAGCGTCTGTGTCTGCTGCTGGTTCAACTCCTGCGAAACGATGTCCACGTCGCTGTTCAGCCCGTTCACGGATTTCAGCACAATCGCGCCCATCTTGCGCAACTGCTCCACCGTGTCCTCCTCAATGTCGCAGTTCACGAACTTCAAAAAGCTCTGTACGAACTGCTCCAGGCCGTCCACGCGGTTCGACTGAATCGTGTTGATGGCGTTGAGTATCGGAATGGCCGGCTCAAACGACCCCAGCATGTTCATGTTCAGCCGGTACTCGAAGATCGGAATGTCCCGCAGCGTATGCGGCTCCCACTTAACGATCTCCGCGCCGTCCCACACCTCAAAGTAGTGCGTCCGCGTATACCCGCAGATCAGCCACTTGAAAGAGCCGTCGTCCCGCTGCCGCCATACCATCCGGCAGCCCATCATCCGCTTGTGGCCGAAGCCGGTGCTATAGGCCACGAACGTCGCCCGCGGGTCGGGCGTGTCGATCTCAAAGGGCGCCAGGTCCGGGTCGTCAAAGGCATCTTCATCCGGCAGACACATCCGGTAGCCCACGCCGCAAATGGCCATCCAGGTCGCCATCTCCATGTCGCGGGTCGCCTTGTCCTCGAACATCATGTAGTCGTTCAGCACCCGCACGTCCTCGGAAAGCCCCTCTTTCTCGCCCCGCCGCACGTACACCACAGGCTCCCCCATGAAGTACGCCGCCGTGAACTGGCTGACCTCGCTGGCGTGATTCTCGACCACCTTGTTGTTGATCTCGGGCCGCGTCGCCTTCTTCTTGTTCAAAACCGGCTGCATGCCCCGGTTGTACCGATACAGGTAGTCAATCTGCGCCGCGTTGAACCAGTGAACCGCCATGCACTCGCTCAGGACCATCTGCACGTTGTCCCGCGTGATCTCGTCCACGCCGGTCAACACCTCCACGCGCCCAAACAACTGGCTCGGAGGCGTCACCAGATGCGTCCCCTCGGGAATGTTGTCCCAGTACGATTCAATGTTGTTCAAATCATTCGCCACGCAAATTGACCTCCTTTCGCAAAAAATCAGAAAAGCGCGAGACGGATATTCGTAAATCCATCTCGCGCTCGTAAAGCCATAGAAGCCCATTATCCCACGGCTATTGTATCATCATTTATGAATATTGTCAATAAATATACCTTACTTATTGATAATTTAATTAAAATGGCCTTGCGATGACCTGCACCGTCGCCACGCCCATCGTCTCCACATATTGCCCCAACTGGGCAAATGCGTCCGGCACGTCATCATGCTTGTTTTTTCCGGCCACGGAATAGGCGCACAGTTTCCGCATGGCCTTTTTATAATCCTTGTCGCTCACAGAATCATCCTTGAACAGACAATGCGCCTTGACCCATCCAGAATAGGTCTGGATTTTTGTGTCCTTGTGCGCCGTCGTATAGGCCGTCTCTACCTTCGTCCTGCCACCTTTGGCTTTCACGCCCTCCTGCACATTCCTGGCAATCGTGCCCCCTGCGGAATTGCTCTCGAATCGGCTCATCTGCACCTTGTGCCTCAGCAGCACCTGAATCAGCATCTGCTCCACGATCTCTGGCTTGCCGTTGTCGCAGTATATCTCCTCGATATAATATCTGTCTCCATACACATAGGCCACCGGCATCACACAATCATCGGTGCCCCGGTCCTTCGTGTCGCATACCGAAATGATCCCGTCCGGCTTGCCCTCCGGCAATTCAAAATACCGCTGCAATTCATCCGGGTCGTACAGCCTGCCCTCGCGCTCTATGGGATTGTTCATAAACAATGCGGCCCAGTCCGCATCCTCATACATCTCCATCATCCGGGGTATCTTCTCATCGTAATACCCCAACCCGTTCGGATAGGCAAAATTGCTGTGACCATTTTCGTCGATCAATGGCACGCAGATAAACCGCGCCCGCTCATCGCCAGCATAGGCGTCCTCCAAACGGCCCAGGATGTCATGCACGCTCCACCGCGTGGCAATGTGCAATTCCTTGCACTGCTTGCCCAGTTTTCTCTGTCGCAGATCGACATTGTATATGTTCCATAGGCGATTCAGCCGGTCCATAGAATAGGCCACGTCTGTACCGGAAACCAGGTCGTCGCAGAACAGCAGCCGTATCGCTCGATACAAACCGGCATTACCGGAACCAATCGTCGTAAACTCCAGCGTCTCAAAGCGCTTGTTTCTTCCCAGGTCTATCCGGCAGTCCTTCGCGTTTGTACCGACGATCTTCACATTTGGGAACACGTCGCCCCAAAGATACTCCCCCTTTGGGTTCATTATCCTCAGACATTCGTCATAGGCCCCGCGGATAAACTCATGGTTGTGGCTGCCGGTCAATATGGGGTCGTCCGGATATTTCCCAGCCAGCCACGTCAATAGAAATATCGCCAGTTCACTCTTTCCCGTGCCCGGCGGCATCGAGATCGTCAGCAAATCCAGTTTGTCGTACTCCACAAGATCCATCAGCGCATCCACCAGTGGCTTCAGCGCATTCCTCCGCGGATTGTAGAACATTGATTCAGGATTTCTGTTCCACTCCACATACAGCATATAACTGTCAAAGTCCCACGGAGCCGCCGCATGCAGCGCCCGACGCTTGATCTCAATGACCTTGCTGATCTTCGATGGTTCGTTGTCAAAAAACGCAAGCACATTATGCGTTATCAATTCGCTCAAACGACGCAATCCCGCCACGGCGTAGGCCCTATCGTCGCCCAACGCCTCTTTCATAAGCCCCAGATAATACTCATATCCCCCAACGTCTTTTTTGTTCCCCGCGATTTTCTGGCGCACCATCTCTTCCAATCGCGCATACTCATTCACCGCCATACTTCTTCCTCCCCCAAAAACACAAAAAGAGAAGCAAGATGAACATTTCTCGTATGTCCATCTTGCTTCTCGTAATGTCGTCTGCTATTCGGTTGTCAGTTTACACTCTTCCCGCCGGCGCCAATCTGTCAGGCTACTCCGCCATCACGCCAGCTCCATCGCCAATTCCTTCGTCTCCTCGATCATCCGCTTGTAATACGCATGCCCCTTCTCCGTGATCTTCACCGCCATCGGCATCATCACCATGCCGTCCATCCCACGCACACCTTCGATGTACCCGTTGCGCTCCATCACCATCAACTGAATCACTGTCTGGTCCCGCGTTATAGTCGGATAGGCTTGCTTGAACAGAGCCCTCGCCGTGCTGATCTTCCCGTCGCTGGCCTCGATCCTCTTCACGGCCTCGTAAATCGCCGCCCACTTCTCCGCGGCCTTCGCAAAATGCTCCTGCGTGAATTTCATTGTATGATCCCCCTTATCCGTGTATATTACTTTATAACGATATATCCCATTCGCATGAAGAACCAAACCACCAGCGGTATTATCACAAAGAATACTACCACAAACCATCCTATGGCCGTCAGGCATCCGCCGCCCTGCCTCACAACCACCGTCCGCTTGTTTCCAGCCAACTGCTGGCCAGCTTTCAGACTGTCCCGCATCAGCCGGTCTTTCTCAGTCGGCTCATATTTACTCAACAACGCATTGTCCTCATCGACGCCCAGCCTGAAATACACCTGCTCAGGCGTCATAAACCTGATCTCTCGCCAGTTCTTCATACCACCAAGCATCTTGATGTGGTCCTTGCATATCCACGTCCCACACTTCATCTTTTCGCCGGCGTATTCTCCACAGATAAAACACTTGAATGCCATGCGTATATCCTCCCATCATACTGCACGTTTGCACAGATTGTACCACGTCGAACGCCCAATCCCAAGCTCACGGCAGCACTCCGCTACCGTCATACTTCCCCTTTTTTGCGCTTCGCGGAATTTTTCAAGGGCAGCTTTGTCTACCTCAATCGACTTCCGTCCCTCCCGCCATTCCGGATTCTTCGCCTTTGCAATAGCCTTACCTTCGTTCAACCGGTTCATTATTATGTCGCGCTCATATTCCGCAAAAGCAAGGAATATCGTCCTTATCAGCCTTCCCGATGGCGTGTCTTCAATAAGACCCATGTTCAGAATGTGAACGCTTACTCCGCGCTCCATCAGTTCGTCTATCTTCTTTATGCCCTCTATCGCCGTCCTCGCAAACCTGTCCAGCTTCGTCACCTTCAGAGTGTCCCCGGCTTTCAATTCTCCCATCAGCTTCGTGAACTCCGGTCTGTCTATCTTCTTCCCCGTAAAGTGATCGTAGTATATTTTCTGACACCCGGCAGCCGTCAATGCCTCCGTCTGCCCTTGCTTGCTCGTCCCATATCTGTCCTGACTGTCCGATGATACTCTCGCATAGCCATATACCATGTATATCCCACCTTGTTATCTCGTATAGATGATGTTTCCATCGTTAATCCCCACTCTTATATTTTGCGGCTACTTTTTGATCGTGCTCTGGGTCGCTGCTTATGCAATCGACGTAATAACCTCCATTGGGCACCTTCGCCGTTGACGGAACTACAAGTATTTTATAGCCTGCTACTCGCAGCATGTCATTCAAGGTAGACAACGGAATGTCCTTTACCTTGGTGCTGTTCAGTCTGTCCCACATAGTCGGAGATGTTGTGCCACATCGCCTTGCAAATTCCGCAACCGTCCACTTGTTATCGTCAACAATCTTCTTCATTACTTCTCTTCCGGTCACTGTTGTTGCCTCCCTTCTCTTTGCTTCACAGTATATCACACAAGAAATCGCTTGTCAATAGATTTCTTGATTTCTAATCTTTTTTATTTGGAATTTGGTAGCGTGACTAACCCCCGGCGCGGTAGCGCCGGGAAAACCCCCGCGGGGCAGGCTGAAAACGTGCTATGCACATGGGGAAGAAACCCGAGCGGAGGCAGGACCCGCAGCACCGAGGACCGCCCACGCCGCCACGATCAGCGGCCACGCATCAACGACGGGCAGCGCCAGCAGCAGCCCAGGCAGGCCCACCAGGCGCAGCAGATCACCCCGCCCACGCTGGACAGCGGACCGACCACCACCACGGACCACCGACACCCAGGCACCGCCAGCGGCCCACGCTGGACAGCTGGACCGGCAGCGGATCACCCACGCCGACCGGCAGCACGCCCGACACGATCCCGGCCAGGACGCCGCCGACCATCCACGAACTGAACAGAAACCGGACAAGGCGAAGCCCTCGACAGAAATCAAGAAAATATTTGAAATTACCCCTTGACAATCAAGAAAACATTTGATATAATAAGACCATCAAGAAAACACTTGACATTTACCCCACCAACCCCGACAGGAGGCGTGACACATGGCAGTCAAGATTATCCCCGGCACGAGCAGCGAGGCCCGGCGCGAGCTGGTAGCCTACATCCACGCATACAGGGCGCTTGAGTGCAAAGAGGACGGATTGACCGTGCTGTACATCATCGACGAGGACGACGCTGAGATGTGCCGCGACATGGAGCTTAACCAGGTGGTCAGCATCGAAGAGATGTGACCCGATCCACCACCCACGACAGGCCGCACGACCATATGAAAGGAGATAACCCCCATGAAAAACCCCATCACCGCCGCCATGGTCGCCAGCATCGGCGCCACGGCCCCCGCGCAGACCGTCACCGTCACCTGGGCGAACGGCACCCGCGCCACTTACAGCGCCAACATGCTGGACCTGCTCCGCACAGATCCCGCCGCGCTGGACATCCAGGACGACACCACCGGCGAGCTGGTTTATATCAAGCCCGACACCACCACCGACGAAAAGAAAGAGGAGGTAACCCCCATGACCACCACCACGAAGCCCACCGCGACCCCGGAAGCCGCCGCCATCCTGGCAATTAATCCCGCCATTTTCAAGGGCTTGCACATCAAACTCGGCTTTGACTTCCAGCAGCCCGTGACCATCCGCCGCATACCGGCCCCGTTCACCATCAAAAAGGCGTGGAAGCTGGCCGCCGACCACGACCCCGCCACCAGCACCGCCGCCATCATCATGCGCGACACCGGCAACACCTGGGGCATCTACCGCGATTTGCACATGGCCCCCATTACTGCTGACAACCTGCGCGACGACTACGACGACCACATGAGCTACAGCCTCGGACGCGCCCACGGTTACAAGACCGTATTCTCCAACTTTTACGCGAAGGGCTGTTTTCACGATCTGCGCAAGTCCCCGACCTGTGAGGCGTGGATCATCGCCCAGCGCAATGACCTGCTGAAGCCCTGGACCGAGCCCGCCCGCGACTGGATCGAGCGCCAGCGCGACATGACCCCCGGCGAACATCCGCAGCCCTGCCGCGTATACTACGCCAACCGCCGCCCGGTGTACCTCATCGATAAGAGCAACTACCGCCTTGACGCCCGCCGGGAGGACCTGAAGCACCGCGCCGCGAAGCTCCGCGCAGACCGCCAGAAGGCCGCAGCCGACGACGCCACCCGCGCCACCGCCGCCCGCCGTTACAATGACCTGCTGAAAGCCTTCAGCGCCGCCAAGCAGCGTATTATAACCGCCCTGGTGAACGTGGACCCGCTGACCCTCAGCCCCGCCGCCGTCGCCGAGCTGGAGACCATCGGCAAGGCCATAGGAGAATATGCATGGAAGGGCCTAAGCGGCGCCGCCCGCGACATCAACCAGTTCGAAGCCGCCGCCCGTGACAACAGGTTCACCACCCCCGCCCGCTATGATGCCGCATACAATGACATTCTCGAAAAACTGGCCGCGATCCTCCCCAAGGACGCCGGCGCCGCAAAGGAGGCGGTTTGAATGAAGATCGACTATTGGTATGGAGACGGACGCAAAAACCCGGCGGTATACGCCGATTGCACATTCTACCCCAACGAGGGCATTTACCGCGGCAACGTCTACGACGCCGACGGGAACATGATCGGAGACTATACCAGCGCCGACAGCGTAGAGATCGAAGAGCGATTCCCCGGCATATTCGGAGATTAGAACCCCGTCCGACGATGGCAGGCCGGCAACCTGCCGAAACGCGGCCCCGCCGCGTCACGGGAAGCCACGACGCCCCGACCACACCGACACCGAGAGGAGCAACACACCATGGATAAATGCAGACTGGACAGCGACCGCACCATGGGCCGCGGACTCTGGCACAACGGCCAACACTACACCATCGACCGCAACCGCGATTTCGTCACCCGGCACAACCTGCCGAAGATCGCCACCTGTTGCAGCCCCAACGGCCAGGTATTCGACATCTACCGCGGCCAGAGCGTCAGCCGCCTGGGCAGCCCCGCCGAGTTCGCCTGTGCCGTCTATAGCCACACGATCCAGTAAAGGAGGCACAACCCCATGACGCCAAAATCTAAAACAGCCCGCATCGAGAAAGCACACGAAGCCGCCCAAACATTTTACATGATCCTCCGCCAGTTCGAGCGCGGACGAATCAGCGCCGCCGAGATGGACAAGGTTATTTTCCAGACAGTAGCCCGGCACAAGTACAGCGCAGAATACACCAGAGCCGCAACAGAGGCAATCAAGGCGAAAAGAGCCATTGACTACATCGAAAGCATCAGCGCGGAGATCATACGATCCGCCGAAGCATAACCCGCCGCCGTTGCCCAGGGCCCGGACCCCACGCCCGGACCCCCGGCAATGCCGACAGGCAGCACCCAACACCCACCCACCGACCCACGAAAGGAGATAGAGCCATGATACCGTATAAGGAGCTGAAGCCCGGCCACCGCTATTACACCACATGGAGCGGTCAGGATAATTGCACCAGCGCCCCGGTTACATTTATCCAGGTGGACAAGGTTTTCAACGATCAGGACGCAACAATCACCGTCGAAAGCTATGGCAGATTGTACACCGCCACCACATACCAGATGGTCAAGGAGGCCGTATAACCATGATCTACAAAGGCTACTACATCGAGCCCGACCCCACCGGCGCGACCCGCATCTATGCCCGCCACAATGGCCGCTGGTATTGGATCGACACCGCCCCCACCGAGGCCGACGCCCGCCGCATCATCGACAGTTACCAGGAGGATTGACTATGCCCACCACCTACACCGCACCCGGCGGCCCATACAGCCGCCTCTATGCCGACATGGCCAATCAGACGCATCTACTCATTGCCGGCGCGTCTGGCGCCGGGAAGAGCGTCGTTATCAACGGCATATTGCACGCCCTTCTGCACGACACCCCCGCCGCCGACCGTTTTATCTTGATCGACCTCAAAAAGGTCGAGCTGGACGAATACCGCGACCTGCCCCACGTCATCACCTACGCAGACGACGCCCCCGCAGCCCTCCAGGCGCTCCAAACCGCCCTGGACACCATCGAAGCCCGCTACGCCTACATGAAGCCGCGCCGCCTGCGCATCTACGACGGCAGCCACATCTATGTCATCATAGACGAGCTGGCCGACCTCATGACCACCGCGGGCAAGCAGGCCGAGCCGCTTCTGCAACGTATCTCCCAGATCGGACGCGGCGCCCGGGTCCATCTCATCATGGCGACGCAATCCCCCATCACGAAGGTGATAACTACCCCGATCAAGGTCAACATGACCGCCAGCCTGGGACTCATGACCCGCAGCGCCCAGGACAGCCGGAACATCATCTACAAGGCAGGCTGTGAGAAGCTCCCCTACCCGCCCGACGTCGGAGAAGCCTACGGCTATTACATGCGCGGCCCCAAATGCGACCTCTACAAGATCCCCATGGTTCCCGACGCCGAGCGCCGCCGCGTGATCGACCACTGGCAGCGCCAGACCGCTTGACATCACCACCCCCGCCGAATATAATCGAATCAAAGGAGGATTTACCCATGCTCGATCTAAACAACTTCACCGGCCCGGAGGCCTATGACACCGGCATCGGCTATTACGGCATGAACCACTACCACATCACCGATGACCGCACCGGCTACGCGGTCCACGTCGAAACGCTGGACGAGGACGGCAACGCCACCCCCGGCGAGACCTACGCCGCTTCTACCCTGTCCACCGCAATAGCCATCATCGAGCGCCTGGAGGCAGGCGAAGCCGAATAATCCCCACACACCGACCCCATACAGAGAGGAGACACCCCCATGACAAACGCATTCACCGCCCGCGTCCTGCGAGAGCGCATCGTCGACACCGCCAAATACCGCTACACCGTCACCGAGGAGCACGACGCAACCGCCCAATGGCTGGAGATCAAGCGCCTACCGCTTGGCAAACTGGACACCACCGCCGCCCTGACCGACTGGGAGACCGTCAAGCGCATCGACTGATCCCACCTGACAGCCCCACCCCCACCGCCGAAAGGCGGTTTTTTTGCGCCTTGACCCCACCCCGGAGCCGTGCTATAATACCCCCATGATCAAGCATTGCATCATCTGCGGCGCCACATTCGCCGCCCCGCCGTCCTCTAAAAAGGTCACCTGCTCCCCCGCGTGCAGCGCTGCCCGCAAGACCGCCAGCCACACCGGCAAGCGCAACACCTGGAGCCCCGAGGCCCGCCGCCAGCTCTCCGCCCGCCGCAAGGCCGAAGGCTACACCCCCAACGCCCGCGCCGGCTTGACCGCCGCCATGGCCCGCCCCGACAGCCAGCGAGGCCCCCAGCACCGCGAGGCCAAAGTCTGGACCCTGATCGACCCCGAAGGCCACCGCCACGAGGTCACCAACCTGCTGCACTGGGCCCGGATAAACGCCCATCTGTTCGACACCCCCGCCGACGCCGCCGACCGCGAGCGCATCGCCAATAACATCCGATCCGGCTTCGGCCAGATCGTGCAAAGCCGCCTGGGTCACAAAAAACACCCCTGTTACACCTATAAGGGCTGGACCCTCGGCGACTGGCCCCGCCACCCGTAGCGGCGACTATCAGTCGCCACCGTCCACCACCCACGCCAGAGGCTCCGCGACACACCGCCGCGGAGCCTCTTTTCTGCTCATTTCTGCGCCCAAATCAGCGCAAGCCCCCATCGCCAGCGCCCCGGAAAGGCGTTTTCTGCGCCTCCCGGACCGCCGCAACTAATCCTTCGCGCCCATTCTGCGCCCGTCACAGCCCCGTTTCTGCGCCTTCTGCGCCGTCTTTCCCATCGGCAAATTCCGTCTCGACGCGCCCCTCTTCCAGCCACTTCCGCACATCCTCGACGCTCTTCTCCTGCTCCTGGCCGTTCTGCGGCGAGATAACCACGTCCTGGACGTCCTTGTACTGGAACATATTCTTCGCCAGGAAAATCCCCGAAGCCGGGTTGATCTTCCCGTTCTGCATGTAATCGACCCAGATTTCCTCCAAAATATCGACGGCTTTTCTTATCACGTCAAAGTGTGTGCTGCTACGATAATCGCCCCTTTTCCACAGATTGACGGTCTCCCGGCTGACCCCGATCCAATTCGCCAGCCCCACCATATTCGGCTTTCTGTCATTTTCCTCACAGAAGTCGAAATATTCATTGATCCTCTTCTCCACCTGTTTCGGATCAGAAATATCAATCGGCGGCAGCGACATGGACACCCTTGCGAACCTGAGATACCTGGCGTTATCCCCGGGTTCTGTGAACTCTTCGCCGAACTTTTCCAAATCAGGCCGATTCCTTCTGCGCTTGACGGGCTTCTTCTGGGCATCTGCAGAGACGACAGCGCCGTTGCCGTTCTGTTTCTGGCGGTTGCGCTTGGTCTGTTCAAAGGCGACGACGTTGTTATTATTCTTTTCGTTTTTATCTTTATCCATAGCCATAATATTATATCCAACTCCTTTCTTCTGTCATAGCGTTTGAATGGATTCTCTTTACTATATATGTATAATAAATAATATAATAGTATTACTGTCTTATAAGTAAATCAAAACCAGAAAGTATATATAAATATACATCAAAGTAATACTTATAAGGGAGTAGTCCTTCGTTTCTTCGTTGGTTGGAAAAGTCCTTCGTTCGCAGGCAGGCCCCTTCGTACACAGTCAAGTGCTTCGTTGACAGCCTTCGTTCGTCGGAAGTCTCTTCGTTCGTTCGCAACTTGAACGCCTTCGTAAGTCCTTCGTTGACGTTCTTCGTTCCTCAGACATACCGCCAATGGCATCCGCATCTCGTTCGTCCCTTCGCAGCCGCGTGTTGAATTGCGCCGCTGGCGACCTGATACCTTCGTTCAGCGTCCCTCACACTTGAGAAGACTTCGCCCGTTTCTTCGTTCATCACTTTTCTGCACCGATCCGAATAATCAAAACGGTTGTTGCGCCTGGCGTGTTGAGAATTTTCCTTCGGCGTCACCCATTCCAGGTTATCCGCGCGATTGTTGCTCCTGTCACAGTCCATATGATTGACGACTTCGTGCCCTTCGTTCGTTGGCAGAAAATGTTCGGCGACAAGCCTGTGAATCCGCTTTATCTTCTGTTTTCCGCCACCGCTGTGCAAGAAGACAAACATATAACCGTCGCTGTGGTCCTTCCTGTAGCCGCTCCAAGCTGGCTTTAACAGGCGTTCCTTGATATGCCATGTTCCGTGTTCCGCGTGCGGCAAATCCCTGTTCAGGCTCTTCACGCGCCCCATGTTGCTGACGGCATACATGCCTTCGTAGCCCTTTACGTCCTTCCAGACCTCACCGGGAAGATCGGGCACATGATAGACTTCCTTCGCAGGCTTCGAGGCTTCGATTTCTGCCCTTCGCCGTTTCCAACCTTCAGAGATTTTGCGCCGCATTTCCGCTTTATATTCGGGATCAGCCCAAAGTCTTTTCACGGCTTCTGCCTGTCGCCTTCTTCCTTCGTTCATCCCTTCTCCCCTCCGACCCTGTTCTCCACCAGCCACGCCTCGAAATCCGCTTCCCTGACCATGACCATATTCCCGACCCTCGACGCCTTCAGCCCCTTCTCGTGAATCAGTTTGTACGCCGTGTTCTTCGAGATGCCCATCTTCTGCATGATGTCCTTCACCGTCAAAAACTCACGTTCTGCCATGATGACCTTTTCGCCCCTTCCTTCCAGAAACAGACGGCCAAAAACACAAAAAGACAGACGGATTCACAATGCTTCGTAAATCCATCTGTCATGCGTATCGGCTTTATCTGTATTCTGTTTTCACATACTATCCTACGCCATACCAAAGCATACAATCATCATGGTTATGTAAAATGTCGTTTCTTCTCCCCTATACCTAAAAGTAAAACCATTCCCCATATATAATATATATAATATAAAATACCCTGTAGAATGATTCTACATGCCTGGATACCTACCCGCACCGCCTGACGATCTCCCCATACACCCGCTTCATCACAATCGCCCGCGCCATCTTGTCCATCCCTGCCACTACACTCTTCCAGTCCTCGCCTTCGCAGACGGCATCCGCCCGGTTCTGAAGCTCCGCCTTACAGTTCTCAAACCCGCGCTTCACATCCTCGGCGATCCCATGAAGCACCGCTTCCTTCGTCTGCAAATCATGTCCAAACCGGATATTCCTCGCTAAACGGTGAAACGCCGGCGCGACGCCCCTGTAAGTTGCCTCGTCGATGACAAACCCGTTCTTCCCGATCCACTTCGCCAGCTCCAGCATATAAAACGCCCGCGCCACCGTCTTCGGCGTGGCCCCGTTGTGGTCAACGCCCGCCATGGCCATCCCATACAGCGCCGCGTAAAACGTCCGCCACACCGCCGCCACATACCCGCCGCCGTACATCATCCGCGCACAGTCCAGATACCGCCCAAAGTCCTCATCCTGTACCTCCGCCTCCACCGAATACAGCAGCTCCACCGCGTTCGGATTCCCGTTCATCAGCAGCCCGTGCAGCCTCCGCACGTCGATCCCGGTCAAATGGTCCCCTTCGTTATGCTTGCACATCCGCCCTTCGTACAGCTCCGAAAATTCCGGACACAGCACCACCTTGTAATCCCTGTCCGAATTCGGTCCATCCAGCCCATAGTTCTGCGACCCATACAGCACCCGCGCCAGCTCAACCAAACCTCACGCCTCCCTTCGTTGGACAAGGGGACGGTTCCTCTGCCCCACTTTGTTCCCCTTCTCCTACCTACCACCACAGGTATAATAAACACACAGTAGACCCTTATAATATAATAATATAATACTTATATCCCTTCGTCCTTCTCCCGCGCCCTTCTGCGCCGCCACTCATCCACGGCCCTCTTCACCGCATCCTGCTCTTCGCCGTCCATCTCAACCTTCTCCACGCCCAGCGCCTCCAGCACTTCCCCGGCCAGCGCCCTGACGTCCTCCCTGCTCAACTGCTCCACAAAATCCCTCCGTTCTGTCCACTATTCCCTAACCCCTAAAACCTAACCCCTTATCGCCTTCTTCGTTCCGCCCCTCTCTCAACCCCAGAATACCCCTTCAATATCCCCATGAATATATCGCTCTCAAAGTCCTGCGCTTCCTTCGCGCTCACGCCCCGGTAAATCCTGCTCTTCACTGCGTTCATTGCGTCGTTAATCCCGTTCATCACGTCCACATTGTTCCCCATGGCCGCCACCTCATGGGACAGCAGCCCCAGCCCGGCCATCTGCCGCGCCGCCTCCGAAGCATCGCCTCCGCTCCTGCCCCTTCCGGTAAAGTTCATCCCGCCCCGGCTGGTCCTCTCAAACTCCTCCCGCTCCTGTTGGCTGGCTGAAATCCGGCTGGCCCACCGCTGCATGTCCCGGTACTGCCTTTCCGCCTCCCGGTCCACCAACTGCACGTCCCGGGAAATCTGCTTTGCCAACGCCTCCGCCCGGTCCGCAAACCGCCCGAACCCGGCGCCGCCGCCTTTGACCCGGCCAAGGCCATCATACTCAAACACGCCCTTCACGCTCCGATACGCATTCCCGTACAGCCGCTGTACCTCTTCCCTGGCCCCCTGCAAATTCGCCACGGTCCATGACCCGCCCCGCCTCGCCAGCACGCTGTTCGCCGCCCTGCCCGCGGCCCGCATAAACCCGCTCCCGCCCTTGGGCATCTACTCCGCCTCCTTCCGCTTCATCCACGCCTTAAACGCCCGGGAACACTCCCCGCACAGATAAACCGCATCCGGCCAGCTGTCAAACCTCCCCTCCACCTCAAACCTGCTCCACCTGCACTTCTTCGGCCATATCTTCGTTCGCCCCGCGTCCTCCATCGTCGACCTGCCGCACCTATCGCACAGTATCACCCTCGGCACCTACTCCGCCTCCTCCTCGCACCCGCATTTTTCCTCATTGAACCGAATCCCGCACATCTGTATCTCAATCCCGCCGCTCCCCGGCCACCTTCTCATAACCCTCCCAAATCGTCCCCGGATCAACGCGCCGGCACGCCAATACCGAATCCCGGGTAAAAACCACCTCGTACTCGCTGACCCGCCTGACATACGTCACCTCAAACTCATACACCCCATATCCGATCTTCTCAGCCTCGACAACATCCAGTACGTCAAACCACGCCCGCAGTTTCTCCGGCGCATCCGTCGCCGAGAACCACCGCTGTCCAAACATCCGATAAAAGTCGCTGTCCTCCATCGGCATGTCCTTGCACTTCCCGACCGTCAGTTTGCCAAACAGCGGATTGACCGTCCCATCAAAATCCCGCCACAGCCCATGCTTCCCCACCTGATCTTCAACCCTGTAAACCTTAACGCTCATACTTGACTCCCCTCAACCGATGCAGCCTCTCCAAATGACTGCTCTCAATCCGCTCAATCCTGCCGTCCCCGTCCAGTTCCTCCGGCACCTTCCCCTTCTAGATCACCTTGCACGGCTCCAGCCGCCTTACCATCTCCCGATACCCGTCCACCAGCCAGGCGACATGCTCCCCCGTATCGAACATCCCCACGCTGGACAGCGCCACCACGCCGCCCACCGGCTCCCCGTCGAAGGCCCATTCCAGCGTCTCAGGACTGCTCCACGTCACCGTCGGCACCACCTTCACCCCGTTCTGCTGCCACCACCACCCGCACCAGTGCTTCCGGTAATGGTTCCACACCTGCACCGCCCTGGGGAAATCCGCATAGGGCGAAAAATCCGGCGAGCACACCGCGGCGAATTTCGACAGCGCATCTATATACCGCTCCGGCCTGGCCCAAACCCGTTCAAAGAGATGATCTTCCACAAAGAAATGGACGCCTGTTCTCTCAGGAATTGAACAACCACCACACTCATTAAAAGAAATCCATTTTTCAACGCCGTCGATGTTGTATTCAGGCCAAAGTTGAGGTATGCCGTACTGGCCTACCCCATCAATGATGCCTTTCTCTTGATTTAATATTCCGCGTCTTTCCCGATTACCGGGCAATCGCCGTACAGACATATTCGCCTCCAATTCATTGATAATCTTCCATCCAGTTCTCCCGCGCAGATAGCGTCACGCCCGTCACATCATACTCCGGCCCTTCCATCCCGCGCTCACGCGCAGATGGTGTCCCGTTCTCGGATTTTCCGAAGGCATGCCAGGTGTGCTTCCATCCCGTGCTCCCGTGCAGATGGCGTCTTTGAGCAATGCGCAAGCAGCCAATGAATACCAACTTCCACCCCGCGCTCCCGCGCAGATGGCGTCGATATTACCTTGCGGACGGCGACTGCGATTTGTACCTTCCATCCGGCGCTTTCGCGCAGATGGCGTCCGCTTAGACGCGATTCGGGGCAATCTGGTATTGACTTCCACCCCGCGCTTCCGCGCAAATGGTGTCGAGGTAGGCGTGGGCGTAGGGTACACCAAGCCCGTCTTCCACCCAGCGCTTCCGCGCAGATGGTGTCTGCAAAACTGCGCAAATCGCGGCCTCATGGTTTGTCCATTCTGCACTGTGCGTAGGTTGCCGAGTGTATCTGCGATCTGAAATCACATACTGTCTCGGCTTATGGGTGTGGAATCACCCAATTCCGCGGCAATCAAATCCGTGGAATAGTGTTGTTGTCGGTGCGAACCTCCCGGCGTTTCCATGCCCGCTTGCGGTTCGCACCGCCCTGTCAGACGCCCTCCTGCCTGATGAGCTGCGCCTTGATGATCTCCCCAATGTTCGCTTTGCTGATGTTCATGGCCGCGTTGTGGTCGGCATTCTTGCGATACCCGCAGGCCACACACCTGAAATCGCTCTGGGTCTTGCGGTTGTCCGGGCTGATATGGCCGCACTTGGAGCACATCTGACTGGTATATTGTGGGTCGACCTTCCGAACGACGATCCCATTCTCCGCCGCCAACTGCTCGATCTTCTGCTGTAGGCTGTAGAACGTCCACGCCCGGTCAAACTTCTCGCTCTTGGTGATACCGGACAGGTCCTCCATCTGTATCACGCCGAAGCCGCCCTTCACGGCGTTGTCCACCACAAAATGCGCGTAATTCCAGTTCTTCGTCTCCTTGAAGTTGTGGATGTGGTGTTCAAAGGCATCCGCCCTGCGCGTCGCGCATTTCCTGCCGTGACCCTTGGAACCGTCGCCACGCGCCGGTCCACATTGCAGCATATCCCGCTTGCGCCTCTCCTGCACCGCTTGGAAGCGTCTGATCTCGCTGCCCGGTATGTACTTCTTGAAATGGTCGTCCTCGCTCCATCCCAGGTACAGCACGTTCGTCAGGCCGATGTCCACGCCCAGAATCTTGTCGGGGTCAAGTTCAGGATTGTCCGTGTCCTTCTCAAACTGATACCCGATGCAGAAATACCATCCACGAGGCATCTTCGTCCGATGATTCTTCTTCTCGTCATAGGCCAGTTTTGTCTCGCAGAGCTTGTATTCGCCATTGATCAGCCGATCCAATATGGCCTTCTCGCTGTCCGTCTGCTCATGCAGTATAAACCGAATCCCACCCGGCTTCATACCCAGCGACTTTGTGGCTTCATTGGATAACACAGAGGCCGTCAAAACATAGTCGAAATCATCTTCAAGCGCCAGTTTCACGTTTGCCGCCCTTATCGGTATCGGCTGGTTCGGACCGTATGTCATCATTGACTTCTCGCCTGTGAATATCTGCTTCTTGTCTGTCTTGTATTCGCCCCATGTTCCCCGCGTGACGGTAGCGACAACCGCCTTGCCCATCATCGGATAGTCATTCGCCAACTGGTCATACAAGAATCCGTCAAAGGTCTTGTACTTGGAAAAATCCTTCGGCTCCGCCGTGGGCCAACTCTCGCGCTCGATCATGGCCTTGCAGCGCTCGATGTACTTGAAATACTCATACTGCGCCATGTCGTAGTCATAGCTCATGCGCATTGCCCGGTTTTTCAGCCCCCGAACCTCGCGCTGAACCATTCGCAAAGCGCTGTTCACGCTGTCCTTGCCGTAGAATGGGACGCCGCAGATTTGCGCCCGGTCAAAGTCCGCGTAAACCTTCAATACCTTGTTGAACTTCATTTATACCACCATCCTGACACCATTATGATACCACATAATTGGTGTTTTGTCAATACCATATTGACACCAATTTTGAATTTTGTTATAATAATCCCGGAGGTGATACTATGACCGGCGAAACGCGGACCACGCTTAGGCTCCCGGATGACCTGAAAGAACTGCTTGCGGAAGAAGCAAAGAAGCAGAACCGCAGCATCCACAATCTGATCATCACGATTCTTCGGGAATATTTCTCAAACCGATGATCTTCCCTCACCCCGGCACCGAAACAACCTGTCTCGGTGCTTTTCTGTACCCCTTCTCTCCCGGTTCCCCGGCAGCCTGCGCACCGCCAAACTTTCCACCTCCCGCCTACTTTACACTATAAGTATAACCATAACCCATACCCAATACATGGTAATCTATATTATACTTATAACGCCTTTGGCAATTCGTCTTTCAGAATCTTCATCACCTCAGTGGGCGAATATTGAATCGTATCTCCCAGTTTAAACCGCTTATAGTTCCCCTGCCCGTGTTTCACCATCTCCGCGCACACCTCCTCCGGCGTGAATAGCTTATCCAGGTCATATTCCGGCGCCACCGCCATCACGCCCTCCACGGTGGACAGCGCCACGATGTACCCGGTCCGATACCTCTGATCCTCGCTGTTCATCGCCGCCTTCAGCGCCCGGATTATTTTCGCCATGTACGCCCGCTCAATCACGATCATCCAAACCCACTCCCCTCGCCATCTGTCTTCTATCCCTCTGCCTCAACCGCCGCTTCGCCAGCCTCCGGTTGGTAGCCTTCATCTTCGCCCATCCCTGATGATTGAGCGCCCAGCACGCGAACAAATGCGAAAACTCACTCTGATGCTGAAGCAGCCCCTTCCAGCCGTTCCCCCGCTTCGCCATCCTCGTCCCTCCTCTTCCCGTCCGCGCAGAACCAGTCAGCGTCTACCAACGACGCTGGACTGTGCCCGCAATTCTCATTCTCGCAGCCGATCAGTTTCCCATAAGGCTTGCCCCACCTGCACTCTCCGCACCGCACCACATCCACCCTGTCGCTGGCATACACCACATTCTCCACGCTCATCCCTCCTGCATACCCATCTTTGTCATTTTCTCCCAATACCACTTACCCGTTCTCAGCGCCCCGCGCCTTCCCCTTACCCTCTTAACCTAAATCCACCCGCCCCGCAAACACCAATACACTTGTTTATTTCTCCGCAATCGCAAGACGCCGCATCGCCCCGCTTCACCATCCATCACGGGCAATCCAGCCCGCGGCCAATATCGCGGCAGGAATCTCAAACCGCCACATATCTTCATCTGTCCATGTATCAGGGTGATCGCGCTGCATCTGCCAGCCCATGAGACCGATTGCCACAAATGAAATGACCACTTTCAACAATCCCACGGTTCTGCCTCCCTCTGTTCGTCTGTTGGGCGGGATGTCCAACAGCGCCAATTAACCCTGTACAATTCTTTGCTGAACGGTTGAGGACGTTTTGAACCAATAAGTATTACATAATAGCAGTTTTCTGATGGACTTTGGTATTTTATTCCCACTATCATTTGATTGAGCGACCTATCCTCAATCCATACAATGTCACCGCAGTTAATTGCAGACGATTCTTCCAGCGTCATCACCCTCGGCTCCTGCGCCTTCACCAGCGCAATCACCTCTTCGTACATCTCATGCAGCTCCGTATCATCCTGAAGCAAATCGCAAATGTGGCAGGCGCGATTGCATTCCCCGCAGGCGTTCCGCCGCACACATTCCTTCTCGATTTCAAGCAACTCGACCATCCTCTGCCGCGTCATCCGTTCATCCCTTCCTTCCGCCTTTCCGCCGCCATCGCCGCAATTCGTCTTCCCTGCTCCACCCTGGCCTCGCTGGCAGGCTTCCCAAACCTCACCCGCTTGCACCCGGTCTGATACCTGGCCGCCGTGACCCTTCCCTCCGCGTCCTTCTCCTCCCACACCTTCCGATACTCCGCCGGATAATCCTCGCACAGCTTATCCAGCTTCCGCATGCTCACCGGCGAGCACGTATAAATCCGCGCCACCTTCTCCTCTTCGTCCCAGACGATGCTGGTCTCCTGCTCACACCGCATGTACGCCATACAAGCCTCCTACCTCCCATTCGCGTGAAACAACCCCGCCGTCAAAAACCCCATCGCCGCGCTCACCGGCACGATCCACAGCAGATGCCAAACGCTCATCATCACGCCTGCACCCCCTCCTTCTTCGCCAGGTACGCATACAGCGCGTCCAGCGCCGCCTTCTGCGCTGCCTCCGCATCCTCGTCCTTCCGCCACACGCGCACATGAACGCAAGGCGCGTCGCTTCTCCACCCATCGAATACGGGCTGCTCCTCCTTAACCACCGGCGCGTGCCTGCTGTTCAGATACGCATCTCCGCACCACACCTTGCGCCACCCGTCCGCGCCCCTTACAAACTCAAACAGATAGGACCACCCCGCGCACACATCCACCGCCACCGACCCGTCCAGGCATTCGCATTCTTCAACCTCATACCAGTCGCCGCCATGCCCGCCGGCGCTGTTCCGCGCCGCGCAGACCCGCCGCGCCTCCTCCTCTGTGGCGCACCACCCCGCGCAACACCTGTCGGAATACTCTCCGGCCATGATCAGATACACCTTTTTCACAGCCCCATCCCCTCCAATTCCCGCTTCCTCAGCAACATCGCCAGCCCCTTCACGGCCCCGTCCACGTCCCCATCAATGGCCCGGACCCTCAGCGCCTTGCACTCGTCATAGGTGATCTTACCGGCCAGGTGCTTCTCCCGCAAATCGTTCAAAATCAGCCGCGCCCGCAGATACCGCCCCGCGTCCTCCCGCACGGCCTGCGCCGTCCTGATTTCCCGGCTCGCCGTCTGTTTCCCCGTCATCATATCCCCTCCACCGCGTTCCTCTGCCATTCCATCTCCTGATCGTCCAGTTCCTTGTGCCGCACCATGTAGCGCTCCATCTCATCCTCCCGGAACTGCTCGATCTGCCTTGTCATGCGCACATAGACCTCATATTCATGCGAGATTCCCCCGCTGGCCGCATAGCGAATCCACGCCTTCACCACCACGCCGATCAGGTTCCCCCGCACCACCACAATGTCTCCAAAGCAGAATTTCACTTCCCGTCACCTCCGCACCTCTTTGCGCTCACAAACGCCCGCGCCAGATCGTCGATCATCTGATGCATCACCCGCTCCTGCAACTCGCCAACCCCGTCCGACACCAGGCACGTCTTCAAATGCAGCAGCTCATGCACCAACGTCTTCTCCCAGTCAAACGGCACCACCCGCTTCCCGTAATACGTCGGGTCGATGATCTCAATCCGCGCCGTCTTGCCGCTCTCGCTCCAGGCCGTGCACCCGGCCACGTTCTCCAGCTCCATATCCTCCGGCCTGCACTTCGGCTTCAACCTGATCCGCCAGTCCTGCAAGCCCAGCCGCTCCTGCCACTCAGCCAGCAGTCTCTTATGTTTCTTGCTCACTTCAAATCCTCCATCCCGAACACGATCCCCACGCAGAACAATTCCCCGTCCTCGTAGATGTTGAACGTCTCATGGGGAATCTCCGTTCTGAACGTCCACGGCACTTCGGTATCCGGTCCGAACCAGTACGCCTCGATCTTATTCGGCGCGTCCTTCTCCCCGGCAAACACCTCGCCGTCCTTGTCCACGTGGAACACCACGCCTTCCCACGCGCCGATCTCGTCGCTGATCGCCCCGGCCAGCTCCACGTTGTCGTCGCTGTACCCATACACCGCCACCAGCCCGTTGGCCTCGGCCTCTTTCTCCTCTTCCGGCGTGATCTCACTCAGATATTCCCGCCCGTCCAGCTTCGCTGCCAATTGCTTCGCCGTCATCGTCCGCCATTCCATGCTTTAATGCTCCCTTCATACGTGTCCTAAAGCCTCCCCCGGTTCCTCAACGCCCTCCCGCTGATCCGCTTTCTCCGCTTCTCCACGCTCTCCGGCAGCACCGCCTTATCATCCAGATACTCGTTGGCAAACACCTTCCGCGTGTCCCCACCGAACCGCTCCACGATCTCCGGCAGATTCTCATTCACCGCGTCAAACGCGATCCCACGCGCCGCGCACCACGCCACGGCCTCCGCCAGCTTCTCGCCCCGCCGGTTGGTCCACAGGATGATCTTCGCCCCGGTCATCTGCTGCCCCAGTACATAGTCGATCACCCCCGCCCTGGCCGGACCAATCCCCGGCCAGGCGTTCTCGCACAGCGTCCCGTCAAAGTCCACGGCGATGATGTGTTCACTCATCCCAGACAATCCCCTTTCCGCAATGGGTGCAATGCTCCTGTCCCTTGTACACTTTCCTGCCGCACTCCGGGCACTCGTACCAGTCAACGACGCAACGCTTGTGTGTCTCAAATCCATTTGGTTCACACCAGATGCAAAACGAATCCCAACACCTGACGCACATCGGGCCGTTGTGATAATCCGTATCAAATGCACAATCGTCGATCTCGCCGTTTTCCTTCCTCTTCCACTCATGCTCCGGATATTCCTTGTGAATATGTATCGCAGGCCGCGCCGTCAGAAGCTCCGCAGCTTCTTTCACGACATCCAGGTCCTTCACGGTCATCACATACAGCATGGCGTCATCCATCGCGGCATGATCTGCCATCCATTCCAAACCGGCAATGACCTTCGCTCTCTTCTGTTCGTCCGTCACTCACTCGCCACCTCTCTCAAAACCCTAAACAGGACTCCGCTTTCGCCTCGTCGAAGCGGTCTTCTCCCTCCGTCACCCGCTTTCCCATGCGCTCAAACCACTTCTTGAACTCCTCCGCGCACACAGGGCAGATGTCCATAACTCGCGTCGGAGCGCCATCCAGCATGTAATAGATTTTGCTCCTGTCCCTGAGCTTGTCGATCGTCTCATCGGTAATCAGCAGAAACGACGTGCCCTTCGCGTTTTTCCCAAAGTCATAGTCATAGACCAACCCGCACCGGTCACACCTCTTCACATCCATCCCCGTACCTCCTACTCGTAAACAACATCCTTTACCCGCTTCTTCCGCTTCGGCTTCTCCGCCACCTCCGGTATCTCGCACCAGTCCGGCCCGCACACAGGCGCAGCCTCTCCGTCTCCCGCCGACGGCAGCGGAGGTGTCATGTGGGGACGGTTCTCATCTGTCACACCGTCACCGCCCTCGCCCTCGATCATTCCGCCGCCGCATCGCCCACCGCAAGCATCGGTGTGACCGGGAGAACCGTCCCCATCTGACACCGCAGCGGGAACGCTGGCTCCCCCATCTGACACCGCAGCATCACCAGTCCGCACCGCCCCGTCAAAGAAATAAACCCCATCCGCCGTCAACGGGAATCCCTCAAACTCCTCCGACATCCGCAATTCTCGCGTCTTGTCATTCTCCAGCATCCACCTGGCGCTCTCCCACTTGGTTTTCCCCACATACGGATATTTCCTGTCCTTCCCGTACAGATACCGCACCATGCCGTTCTCGTCCCGGTTCAGAATGTAATCACGCATCTCCCGCAGCCTCCTCATAGATGATCTTCATGCCGTAGGCCCTGGCCGCCTCATGCTCCACCCGGCAGCCCCGCGCCCCCTCCCAGCCCTTGCAGAAATAAACCACGCTGCACAGGCTCATGTTCTCCAGCGACTTCGCCAGGAAGCACAGCGGAATGTTCTCCACGCCCCGCGCCTTCATGGCCGCGTCCGAATACCACTCGTCAGTGAACAGCGTGTTCACCACCTCATAGCCCATGCCCTCCAGCACGCGAATCGCCCGCGCCCTGGTCTGCTCAATCTCTTCCCTGGTCTTCCCGCCCATCGGCTGTGACAACATCGCTTTCATTTTTCATACCTCCTCACATCACCGTGTTCCCGTTCAGCGTAATCTGATACGCCGGTTTCGCCGTCCCGATCTCCTCATACTCCACGTTCCCGCACGCCTTGCACCGGTACTCCCACTTCGCCGGCAGCGACGTCAGCGCAATATCCTTGTGCCACTGCATCCTCCCGCCGCACTTCCCGCACGTCCTGACCACGTCCACCCACTCGCCGACGCCCGCATCGACAGCGTTTGTCGTTTCATCATTCCCGCAATACGAACACATCCGCATAAACGGCGCGTACACCCGCCTACACACCGGGCACTGCCACCCCTTCGGCACGCCAAACACCATCTCCGGCCCATATTCACTCATCTCCGATACCTCCCCACCGCTACCAGCACGACCTTCATCGCCTGCTTCTTCGTGAACCCCGCCGCTTTCAGCGCCCGGTAATACATAAACAACTCCACCGCTCCGCTCTCCATCGCTTCACGCTTGTGTTCCCTCGCTCTACGATTCATCTCCCGGACCGCCATCTCCATCTCATCTGCCCCGCTCATACTCACCGCTCCTTCGCAATCGCCGCCCGCGCCCACATCACGCACTCCTCAAGTTTTGTATACGCCAGCGCCTTTTCCCGCCCATCCGGGCAAGCGCTCTCGATCATCGCCGCAAGGCTTTTCGCGCATTCGTTGATTTCACTGATCCGAAAGATTTGCTTTTCGTCCAGCCAGTTCAACTTGAAATCCTTTTCAATATCCTTCACACTATCCCTCCTACTTACGGCACATATTCTCTGTTGTAGTCAACACACAAGTACGAATACGGCGGTTCACACCGCGCCATCTTGTGAAACTCGTCCAGCCCCTTTCCCTTGATGCAATTCAGGAACCGCAATATCAGTTTCTCCGTCTCCGGATGGAAATGCCGCCCGGCCCGCACCTTCTCGTAATACGCCAGCGGCTCTTCCTGCGTCCATTTCTCCCCGCTGTACACCATCCCGGCCCCGATCCAGTCGCAGACCATCTCCACCACGACCCGATACGGCACCTTATAGGCCACCACCGCGCCGTTCTCGTCGAAGTCGGTCCAGTATTCCCAGTGGTGGGGATTGTGCCCCTTGTGGTGCTGCCACGCCGCGCTGTACCCCTCCGCGGCCTTTTGCATCTCGATGGGGCTCCTGTCCCCCTGAAAATACCGCGCCGACGCCCCGAACTCCACCGGGCTGTACTTCGACAAATCATGCACCAGCCCCCGCCAGAAGATCCCGCAGGCCGCGCACTCCCTGCGCACGATTCGCCGGTGCCTGCACACCGTCCGGAAATGCTCCCACCTTGCGCCCATCTCACTGGCCCGCCTTTCTCATCTCCACCAGGAACTCGCACTCGCCCTTTTCCCTGTCCATATAGCACCCATCGTTCCGGCCCTCTGCCAGTTTGCACCGATAATACCCCGGTTCCTCCATAATCGGCGGATAAGGGTACCACTCGCTGAACGGGCAATCCTTCTGCTCCGGCAGCGCGTCAACGACGAATTTCATTCCTGTCCCTCCCTCTGCCTGTCCCAGTCCGCTTCTCCATACAGTTTCAACCCCGCATGAAGCGGCCTGATCCTGCTATCGCACCACAGCTTATACCCCAGTTTCCGCGCCCGCCAACAAAAGCTGTAATCCTCACTCAGCCTGGGCATCGGCGTGAAGAAATTGGTCCTGTATGCCACGGCCATGTGTTTCAGCATATCCACGGATATAATGCAACAGCCAAATCCTGTGCCATGTATTTCAAATACCGAATTGCGAGGGTATTGCTCATAGGTTTCCGCAAACTCTTGCGGCCCGTTTTCCGGGTCATCGTACCATTCAAGGCTTTGCAATATCAGCGGAGATGTAGGTAGTTTACGTTTAAAATACAGTGCTGTCAGAAAGTCCTTGTCCTGTACTCCCTCTGCCAATTTGCGCACCGTGTCCCTCTCCATCACCATGTCGCTGTCAAGCATCAAAAGGTAATCATACCCTCCGTTGATAGCCTCTACCGCCATGCTACCCCTGGCGTCGTAGATCAAACTGTTGCAGCGCATGGTAAAACTGTACTTGTTCCCGTCCGAATAATCCATCCCCAGCACGCTTGACATAAAACTCGCGTCTACCTTGTCAATCGTTGGTATCCCGATCAGTATTCTTGACATAACTACCTACCCCGCTTATGATTTGTCCATAATATTCAATTTCCGCAGTATATCTTGCTTGGATCGCTTCATCTATCGAATCAAAACGCCCCACATTGATTCTTTTATAATCCACACCAATTCTGACCTCGTATTTCTGCCCGTCTTTGGTTTTTCTGATTCCAGGCACCCCTATATCGTTTCGTGCCCTTCTGTTTCTCGCTTGCAATTTAGCATCTGCCCATCGGCAATTATCAGGGGAATAATCCCCATTCACATCTATTCTGTCGATGGAAAGATTGCTCGAATATCCGTTCTCCATTGCCCATTGGATAAATCTGAATTTGCCGTTTTCTCTGTCAAGCCAATCTTCGCAGATTTTGATTCCACGTCCGCCATAATCCGCGTAATCTAAATCATTCCGGTTATAGCATCGCCTCTTCATGCCATGATAAATTGACACCAACCGTTTATCGCAATGATGGCCCCTTGCCTTATTCTTGTCCGCCTTTAAGCATCCACAACTCTTTTTGTTCCCGCTCAATAAATCGCATGAATTGGCATATGTCGTTTTTCCACATTCACATCTGCATTCCCATTTGTACCTGTGCGGTCCATATTCGATGTATTCAATGGCCGTCAGCCGTGAAAACTTCATCCCGCTTATATCGATGCGCTTTTCCTTCATCGCTTCGGCATGTGTTCTGTTTGCACACCCACATGAGCTCTTGCCTCGTTTGAGTTCTCCTATCGTCGTTTCTATCACTTTTCCGCATTCGCACTGACAGCGCCACAGCGTATGCGCCCATCTTTTTCCCACCGGCTCTATGGCCGTCAGTTTCCCAAACTTTTTCCCGCGCAAATCCTGAATCTCTTTTAACAGGCATCCACAGCTTTTTGTGTTCCCGCTTCTCAACCGATGTGAGGTAACAATGATATCATTCCCACAATCACACTTGCAGCGCCACATAGCCGTATTGTGCTTGTCCTTCCCGACATACTCGACTACAGTAAGCCGCCCGTATTTCTGCCCGCTCAAATCCAAAACCCTGCTCATTTCCGTTTCCTCCTTCCATTCGTCTTACACACATATTATACCATAATTACACACCTTTTGTAATTATACGCTGGTTAACTTACACATCATTGACAATTTTCGTGTGTTGTGATACCATGGCGGAAGGAGGTGGTCGTGTGGGAGATCAGGAAAAGAAGATCAGGACAAACATCATCCTGGACCCTGCATTCAAGGCAAAACTGGACGAACTCGCCAAAGAGCAAAATCGCAGCTTCAACAATTTCGTTGTCACCGTCTTGCAGGAATACGTCAAACGAATCGAAGAAGGCCGGTAGCCAGTGAGTTACCGGCCTTCTCATAATCACTTCACCAACCCGGCCATTTTACAGGCTTCAATCTCGTAAAACTCCCGCCACTTCTTTATCTTGTCGTAATTGTATACATCCTCGCGCAAGAATTTATTTCCCGGTTCGGCGCAGAGATGAACCAGAGCAGGCCGCTGTACATGCCCGGTCTGTGAACAGTCATTATACCGAACGCCCAGGTCATACACCTTATCGCGGTTATGATACCCCAGCCGACACAGACAATCCTGGTCGATCCACGGATACTTGATTCTCCGCAAATCGGTAATCATATACTCGGCCAGCCCGTCCTTGCGAATCGCGTCCAGCCCGATCAACCCGAAGCCCAGGTTCCAGTACACCGGTTTCGGCTTGTGGACGGACAAGTATTCCTGCGTGGCCGCGAACCAGTGGTCGGTCATATCCAACTGCCAGACCGGCGTCAGGTTCTCCAAC